AGGCTAACCCATATGGAAGCCCGGCCATGTGCTGGGCTTCTACCTGGGCTTGCCAGGGTAACCAATGAGGACCACGCCATGCGTTTCCGCTCCAAGATAGACCGCACCATTGATCGGGCACACTCGGCCATATGTGATGCGGAGAACCGCCTCGCGCATTACTGCTTTACGCCCGAGCAAGAGGCAGAAGCCCTTGACGAATTGGCGCGGGCTTCAAGGTGGCTTGCCAGGGCTTGCAAGGCGCGGGCTGATTTCTGGGCGAGCAATCCCGGCGACTATGACGAGTGTCCAGACGTTCCAGAAAACGAGCAGCTCGATTTGCTGCCCGCCGTTCAACGCTAGGCCAAGCACCGCACACGCTAAGCTGGGCCACCGTTCGGGCTTAGGCTTGTATGAACCAAGTCTGTATGATGGTTTATACAACGGTGCAATGGGTCATTCATAAAAAGGAAGTCTTACACTTCCTTTTATATGACAATGATCTGCCTATGTCAGAACGGGAAACTACCATCGCCTAAATCGCGGCATATCAACACGTTATGGCCTGGATGCGCTGGTATGCCAACTGTCACAACGGACCGAAAATATAATTGTCAAAGCTGGAAAATACCATGTTGACAATCCAAATACGTCCAGCTATGACAATGGTGCAAACAAGGGGTTTGACGATGAAAACGACACGTTACAGCGATCTTTCTACCTCGGATTGGCTTGCGGTTGCGGTGCCCGACGTGGGCAAAGAAGCCGAGTTTCGCCGCGTCTGTAAGTCAGGCGATATCGTGCCGGTGCAATGCCTCGGCATGTGGGAGGGGCCGGCAGAGGTGGCCTATATCCTGTCTCGCCATGAGTTTTCCACGCTTGAAGGTTTCGGGCTTTTCGATGCGCAAGCGGCCATCGTGTTGTTGGCTCCGCGTGATCCGTCGACGCGGTTTCGGTCGGCTTGGATCGTTAGCGAGCGGCACGCGGTCGGGCAGGGCCGGTTCATCGGTCCCTATACCCTGGATCGCCGCGCCATTGAACCGACCGGCCATTGGATTGGATGCGGCGCCGCTACTGCCCAGGCCGAGAAGGGCTGGACTTACTCGCCCGCCGACGACACCTATTTCATCATCCGCTAACCCATATGGAAGCCCGGCCATGTGCTGGGCTTCTACCTGGGCTTGCCAGGGCATCAACCAAGGGGAATGACGCGATGGACGTTACCAAAACACTGGCCGATCATATGGCATGGCTCCGAGGGGAGGCGCTTGGGGCGCGGGCCGATCTGTCCGGGGCCAATCTGTCCGAGGCCGATCTGTCCGGGGCCAATCTGTCCGAGGCCAATCTGTCCAAGGCCGATCTGTCCGGGGCCGATCTGTCCAAGGCCAGTCTGTCCGGGGCCGATCTGTCCGAGGCCAATCTGTCCGGGGCCAGTCTGTTCGGGGCCAGTCTGTTCGGGGCCAATCTGTCCGGGGCCAATCTGTCCGGGGCCAGTCTGTTCGGGGCCAATCTGTCCGGGGCCAATCTGTCCGGGGCCAATCTGTCCGGGGCCAGTCTGTTCGGGGCCAATCTGTCCGGGGCCAATCTGTCCAAGGCCGATCTGTCCAAGGCCAGTCTGTCCGGGGCCAATCTGTCCGAGGCCAATCTGTCCAAGGCCGATCTGTCCGGGGCCGATCTGTCCGAGGCCAATCTGTCCGAGGCCAATCTGTCCAAGGCCGATCTGCGCGGGGCCGATCTGTCCTGGGTGAAGGGCATAATCGACGCTGGGGAAGACCCACGGGGATACCGTTTCCTAGCTGTCCAACAGAGCGACGGATGGCGCATCAAGGCTGGTTGCAGGTGGTTCACCTTTGACCAAGCCGTTGCGCATTGGACGGTCTCCGCTAACTCCGACGCCCTGGCCCGCGTGACCCTGCTTCGGACGCTGACCGCAAAAGGCTAACCCATATGGAAGCCCGGCCATGTGCTGGGCTTCTACCTGGGCTTGCCAGGGTAACCAATGAGGACCACGCCATGCGATATCATGCCGTTATTGCCAGCTTCCCCCGTCAGGTGGCCGCGCTCAATCCAGGTGCCCCTCGCATCCAATATCATTCCGCCCATGCTGATCTGCACGATGCCGGCGTAGCCTTGTTGGTGGCGCTGAAGCGGCACACTGGCACAATCGGATGCGTCCTGGACGACGTGTTTCCGGGCTACCTGGGCGCCCGCAGTGCTTATGACGCCGTGCGCCGCGCACCGCATAACCCGGTGCTGCGCGACGCTACCCGCCTGCGCCTTAACATCGCACACGCTGCCCTCTCGGAGTAACCGCCATGCGATACCAATACCGCGCCTTGATTGCCTTGTTCCCCGACTATGTCGACACCTTGCATCCCGGCAAGGCGGTCATCGCGTTTCAGTCCCGTCATTCAAGCCTGCGCATGGCTGGCGCGGCCTTGTCGGCGGCCATCGGGCGCAATTCTGGCGCCGGCTATTCGGTGGCAGTCGTGGTGGATGATATGCGCCCCGGCTATCAGGGCTGCCGCTCCGCCCGCGACGCCAAACATGCATCGCCCGCGCCTGGCACGATGCATTCCGCCGTGGCTGCCCGCGTTGATATCGCCCACGCCAAGGCACTGCGCAGTGACGCGGAATGGCTGGGAATGGACGCCTACGCCTACGCGACGCAGGGCCAGATACGGCAAGCCAATGCCCTGCGGGCAGCATACCGCGCCCTGGAAGCGCGCGAGTATGTCGACGCGGTCACCCGTTGCACATTCCAGGAGGCACGCCATGAACAAGGCTGACGATATCGTGCTATGCGCGCTAAACGACCACGGGGCTACGGGCCACCTATTGCGAGGCGCCTATGCCCGACAAGCGTATATGGTTCGCGTTGCTGCCGTGGCGTTCGTCAAGGCCGCCCGTGAAGTGGCCTTTGACTGCGGCGGCGTAACAACGGCTGATATCCTCGCCGCCGCCGTGAAGTTGGAAGCGCACTGTGACGCGGCTTGGCTGAATGAACAGGAAGGGGGCTAGACCCATGTCGCAAACCATCACCACGCGTCGCTATGGCGCCACCTAGCGCATACCGATGCGGCCAGGGTATCGCGTGATACCTTGCGCCGGATCGGCCTGGGCTAGACCGGGACATTGAAAGGGACACCACGATGGAAACCAAATACACGGGCTTTTCTCGCTCATTCGACGCCGCCGTGCTGGCCATGGCGAACGTCTACTGCCCGCGCGGCTTTGACGTGTCGAATGATCTGGATATCCAGTCTATCGACGAGCTGCGCGAGGCGGTCATGCGCAACGGTCGCATGATCGTGTGGGGCGGGGCCAGCGAGAAGACTATCTACGGATCGCCCGAGGTGAACTACGCCTACCGGGCGTGGCATGACGCGTGCCACCTGCAAGGCAACTTCCCCTTCACGCTTGACGGGGAACAGGCCGCAACGCGCCTGCAAATCCGCCAACTGGAATTGAACTTCGGCAAGGAACTGGCGTTGACCTGGGGCCTTCTGCTGCACTGCGAGGCGGTGGAACAAACCGTCTATTACCTCAATACCGGAGGTTTCCTCGACGATCAGCGGGCGTTCACGGTCGGTTTCATGCAAACCATCACCGAAGGCTTCCCCGGCCTGTCCTGGCGCGATGTCCGGCTGGCCTGCGCGGGCTGGGATGTGTGGCGGGGGCAGCGGTTCACCGTGACGCCTTTCGTCAAGGAAACCCCGCCGTTTGAGGCGTGGGAAATTCCCCAGGTTGAACTGCCTGAGCGGCGCGACTACCCGACCAAGGTCTTCCGGGGCCGCACCGTGCGTCCGACCGTCTACACGGGCGCCATGGCGTGAGCGGGGCACAGACAGGCGGGGAGCAATCCCCGCCGACCTGGGTCATCGTGTGGTGTCAGGACGGAGGATTGAGGATTGAGTGATCTGCGCAAACTGCGGGCGGTCCTCGGCCAAGCCCTGCAAATCCTCGACGACATGGCCGAGGACAAGCGCCCCGATCCCGTCATAGGCGCGGCGGGCGAGGCGGTCACGGCCCTGCTGAAAGACTACGCCGGCATGGTCCTGACCACGCGCAAGCTGGCGGATATGCTGGCCGACAAGGGCACGCTGGGGCGGAGCGCGAGCACGCTGCAACAACGCATCCTTCCCGCCCTGGCCGATGATGGCTACCCCTACGCCAAGCGCACCGCGTCAGGGCGCGTGAACTGGCGCCACCCCCTGCCCGTGCCACCGGGCTTTCAACGAAAGGATCAATGACATGCGAGTGCTGAAAGCATTGGATATCGACGGCGGGGGTTTCGTTCCATTGACTTCGGAGTGACTGTCGTCTATACTTGATGGGCAACCAGGGGCTATCGTATTGACACATGACAATCCACTGCTGAAGGCGGCGCTTGAATACGCTGCGCGTGGCTGGCCGATCTTTCCTTGTGACCAGAAGAAGAAGCCGCTGATCGCCAGTGGTTTCCACGGCGCAACGACGGACCCGGCTAAGCTGCGCGAGTGGTGGACGCGGTGGCCCCTGGCAAACCCTGCCGTTGAGCCGGGGGCTATCGGCATGATGGTCCTTGACGGTGACCCCGGCGTCGACTGGGCCGAGGTCCACCGCGCCCTGGGTGGCGTGCCTGACACCAAGATGGCGGCCACTACGCCTCGCCGGGGCGATCATCGCTGGTATGAACTGCGACCGGGCGAGGAAGTGCGCCCAAGCGCATCCCGCATCGCGCCTAAGCTGGACATCCGGGGCCATGGCTCCTATGTCCTATTGCCCCCGTCACGTGTGGTTGATCCAGACAAAGGTATAGACGGAACCTATGCCTGGACCAACTTCCCAGTGCCTAAGCCGACCTTTCGCACAGATGCCATGGTCGAAGCGTGCAAACCCCGGCGGGGCCGGGCGGACAGTCAAGAGTGGATCATCGAGCCTGATCTGCCCGAGAACATCGGGGCCGCAATCGACTGGATGAACAGCGACAAATGCCGGCCCGCCATCGAGGGGCAAGGCGGGGATCAGGCCACCTATGATACGGCCTGCATGATGCACTCGTTCGGTCTGTCGCCGGAGACGGCCCTGGAATTGCTGTCTGACATCTACAACGCCAAGTGTTTCCCGCCGTGGGAGATTGAGGCGCTGACGACGAAGGTTCAGAACGCTTACGAGTATGCAACGTCAGCACCGGGCAACGTGACCAAGGCGTATCGCGAGGCGAAGATCGCCCAGTATTTCAAGCCGGTCGAACGGGAGACAGAAGGCGGCGGCAAGGAAAGCACGGCGGGGCGGTATCGCTTCGCCGACCGGGACGCCGTCGACGCTATCCCTGATCCGACATGGCTTATCCCCGACCTGCTGACGCAAGGCGCTCACGCCCTACTGGTGGCCCCGCGTGGCTCGTTCAAGTCGTTCCTGGCGGTCGACATCGCGGCCAGTGTGGCGGTCGGGAGCGGGCCGGGGCAGGGCCGAGCATGGCCCGAGGTGGTCAAGCCTGGGCCGGTGCTCTATGCCCTGGGCGAAGGCCGCTCGGGCATTAAGAAGCGCCTGCGCGCCTGGGAAGTGAAGCACAACGAAGGCCGCAAGGTGCGGGACCTGCTGGTTGTTGACCCCGTGCCGCTTGTGATGGCCGGGGAAGAAGATTGGCAGGGCTTCATCGACGAAGCGTTACGCTGGCATGATGAATACGCACTCGTAATCATCGACACGGCCAGCCGGGCTATGCAAGGGCTGAACGACAACGCCACGCAGGACGCCAGCCGGCTAACCCAACTCGTTCAGATGCTGCAACAACAGCTTGGGTGCGCGGTCCTGATCCTGGCGCACTCCCCACACGGGGACGCAGGACGCATCAAGGGCAGCGTGACGTTTGAGGGCGATGCCGACATGGTGCTGCTGCTGCATAGGGATGGCAAGGCGCGCGTCGCTACGGGCACCATGACCAAGCAGAAGGAGGCAGTTGAATGGGAAAAGCCGAGGCAATTCACGATGGAACCGCAGGATGACACCCTTGTTGTGGTTCATTCTGTGCCGGCTGATGGCCAGCCCGCCCAGGTATCACGTGATACCCCGCGCCCGCCCGTCAATCCCTTCAAGCCCGTCGAGCGCATCACAAGCGGCGTCCTGGACAAAGCAATCGGGGAGGTCCTTGAAACCAATCCGTCGCGAGCTTGGACAACGGCGGACCTAGCCCAGGCCGTCGCCATGCGCCCCGAAATCGAGGTATCCTCGTCCATGCTGCGGCAAAACTCGTTGGTCAAGCTGCGGGAGACAACGGGCACTCTAGCCAACCGGGCATACGATCCGGCAACCAAGAGGTGGAAGCATGTGAAATAAATCGTAACACGAAAAGTGCTTGACCGGGCTGCGAAGCCCATGTATAGACATCATCACGCCAACCGAAGACAAGGGGATTGCCAATGTCCGACAACACCACTGCCCGCCGTCGCCGCACCGTCGCCGCGACCGAAGTTCCCGAGGTGTCGCCCGCCACTGCTGGCGATGCGTCGAAGGTCGACCAGCCCGACGTTGCCCAGGCTGACCCGGCGAAGCCCAAGCGCCGCACCGCGCCCGCTTCGGCCACTGCGGTCACGCCGACCGGCCCCGACAAGACCAAGAAGGCCGCGCCGCCGAAGGAACTGGCGCCGCTCGCCAAGGAGGTCAACGTTCGCCTGGAAAAGGCGGCCAAGCTGGAAAGCGACGCGCAGGATCATCGCCTCGCCGCCGCCCTGAAGCTGGCGGAAGCCAAGGAAATTTGCACGCGGGCTGGCGTGTCGTTCCAGAAGTGGGCCGAGGAAAATATCAAGGAGGTGAACGGCAAGGAGGTCGGCTTCCAGACCATCCGCAAGCTGGCGAACATTGGTGAAGCCGAGGACCCGAAGGCCGCCCTGGAAGGCGCGCGTGCTGCCCAGGCCGAACGGGCCAAGGCCAGCCGCGACCGCAAGAAGGACGGCGAAGCGGCCCCGGCCAGCGCGCCCGAGGGTGACGGTCCCTTCACGCCGAAGGCCGAGGCCGAGCCGCCGAAGTCGAGCGTGCCCAAGCCCGCCTTGGCGGAGGACGAGGTCTACGTGGCGGTCGACAAGTGGGCCGAGGAAGCCCGCTGCGAGTTGGTGCTGCACGTGTTCAACAAAATTCTCGACGGTGAACAGAAGCTGCTTCTGGACATGGTCGAAATGATGACGGACAACGATGCGACCGACTTCTTCAACGCCCTGGCCGCCAAGCGTGGCGCGGTCGTGTCCTACCCGCCGGCTGACGCGGTCGTTGACGGAGAATAGCCCGCCGTATTCCGTCTGGTTGCAAGGCGGGCGGGCTATGTGGGGGCGGTCTTACCAAGGCCGCCCCGCTACCCCCGAGGAAGCCGCGTTGATGGCGACCATCGACGCAGCCAGGGGAACCGGCCAGATCGTGGCTGACGAAGGCGTCGCACTTTCCAAACTTCTATCAGGGGATGATGGAACATGGCGAACATGAGCATCAACTACGAGGTGCCCGAGGTCGGGCAGCTTTGGGTCCATCGGTTGACGGGTCGGCTATACAAGATCACCGCCGTTAACGTGTCCAGCCAGGACGAGGCTCGCATCTGGGCGAATACGGTGGGTGGCCCGCCCGGCCATAGCTACAGCCTGGGGTCGTCCACGCGGGGCAAATCGAGCACCCCGGCCGAATTGCTGACCCGATTTCACCGCTACTTCAAGGCGGCGTATCCGCGCGAAGCCAAGGCGATCCGCCCCGGTGACTACGTGCAGGTGAACCGCAACGGAAGGGTCTATCGCGTGGTCTACACCGGCCCCACCGCACAGGAAGGCGTCGTCCACATCAAGGGAAGAAGCATTTTCACAAACAGAGGCTGGGGCTATCAAGGCCCAGCGAAGACGTTCTGGAACAAGCATACCCGGTTGAGAGGCGAGGAAAAGAAACTGTGGGAGGACGCTGAACGGGCTTGGGGGTCGGCCGAGAAGCCCTCGTTCCCTGGGCACTTGTATTCAATCACGCCGCCTGAAGTTTCGCTGCCTAGACCACTGAAGTTCAACGCTCTCGACGCGGCCGAGGTATCACGTGATACCCAGAAGCGGGTCGACCACGCCCTCATGTATGACATGGGCATCGACCCAGCCCGCTACGTCAGCAAGGGCGCCACAAACTGGTCCCTTCTTTTTCGATACGATCCGGCGCTGGATGGGAACTGTGCGAACGTGCTCCGCCCGGCCGCCCGCGAGCGCCTGTCCAAGGGCTGGGAGCACCTGCCGTGCGTGACCGCGCCGGCGATCCGGGTCGGAGACATCCGGGTATGGCACGGGAAGCGCGCGGCGATCCGGGTCGGAGACATCTGGGAATGGCACGGGAAGCGCGCGGTGATCCGCGATTTCGGTCCGACCTGGGTTAGCCTTCTGTATGAGGACGGGAGCGTTAACTCCCGGCTGTTCAAGAGCTGGTTCCTGGACTACTACAAACCGGACACCGAAGCGGTCGTGGCGCCGGCCCCAGTCGCCCAAGCTGAAGGCGTGGGCAGCAAGGTTGCCGCTGCGCAGCCGGTCGTCGAGGTTGGCCAGAAGTGGGTCGGGAACGCTTCGAGCACAATCTATACCGTGCTGCGCGTTGACGCCGAGTATGTCCACTTCCTCCACCACGGGAAGAAAGGGAAATGTCGCCTGCCTCTGTTCGTGAAGAACCGCGCTCTGATATCCGAGCCGCTGTTTTGGCTGGGCATTGAGGGGACCACGTCCGACGCATGAGCGAAGGCCGCATCCAGCGGAGCCGAGCCTTGACGCCGCTATTCTTTCGGGGGCCATACCCGGAGAACAGCGACGGCAAAGCCCCTCTCCCGTTTCAGCACGCCGGGGCGGAGTATGCCCTGGCCGTGCCTCACTGCCTGATCGGGGACCAGCCGGGCGTCGGCAAGACCTTGCAAGGCATCCTGATATCGAACGCGATGGAGGCGAAGCGCACCCTGGTCATTTGCCCCGCCAGTCTTCGGCGGAACTGGGAACGGGAAGTCTGGCGCTGGTCGATGCGGGAGAACGTGCGGACGTATCCCGTGTTCAAGGCGCGGGACGGAGTGGACCTGACGGCGGACTGGGTCATCATGAGTTACGACCTACTGCGCAACGCCACCATCTTCGAGGCGCTGATGTCGCGACGATGGGACCATCTGATCCTGGACGAAGCCCACGCCATCAAGGACCCGAAGGGGAACAAGCGCACCGTGGCCATATGCGCGCCTGACGCCCTGCCTTCCGTTGTCGGACGGATGACCCTGCTATCGGGGACCATCATGCCGAACCAGCCGATGGAGGTCTACAACGCGGCGCGACTCCTATGCTGGGACGCCATCGACCGCATGAGCGCCGACGCTTTCCGAACCTATTACTACGGCGAGGGCGGCGGAATGGTGCGGGGCTTGGTCTACGACGAAGCGGTCGGCGGAACCGTGAGCAAGCTGCACTGGTCCAACAAAGTGCGCAACCAGCCCCGGAACCTGGATGAACTGCAACAACGGTTGCGCGGGAACTTCATGATCCGCCGAACGAAGGACGAAGTGCTGCCCCAGCTTCCCGCCAAGCGATACAGCATGGAGCCGCTCGACGTGACGCCTGACATCCGCCAAGCCTTGAAGCACCCCGGCTGGGGCGAGGTATCGAAGCTGTATGAAGCGGTCGGCGGCGACTTCGACATCGAGGTGCCCGTCGACGGCGACATCAGCACGGCCCGGCGCCTACTCGGGGAGGCCAAGGTCGGCCCGATCTGCGACCTGATCGACGACTTGATGGCCGATGGCGTCGAAAAGTTGTTGGTCACGGCGCACCACACGTCAGTCTTAGCCGAGGCGCGCAAGCGGCTGGCGAAGTATGGGCTGGCGTATATGGACGGGGCCACCTCAGGCAACAAACGGCAGGCCGAGGCCGACAAGTTCATGTCGCGCTCCGATTGCCGGATCATCCTCGGCCAGACCCAGGTGATCGGGGAAGGCTGGACACTGACGGCGGCGCAAGACTGCGTCCTGATGGAGCCTGACTGGGTTCCGGGGCGCATTGAACAGACCGTCGACCGTCTTCACCGCCAAGGACAGAAAGGCGAGTATGTCCTGGCCCACGTGCCGATTGTGCCGGGCACGCTGGACGAGCGCATCATCGCGAAAGCGATCCAGAAGGACGCGCATATCTACGAGGCACTTGACCGAGCCTAGCTGTATGTATATACTACAGGCTCACTCAAACAAGGGGACTGCACATGACGAAGCTGACCGTTACCTCGCTTCAGGGGTTTTCTGACGACCAGGAAAACTCCATCCACGTTCGTTTGGCGGCGGGGCCGGATGTTCCGCTGTCCGAGGCCATCGCGGCGGTCGAAGCCCTGCTGCGCGGGACCGCCCGTGCGGAAATTGGCGGACCGGCCAACGAAGCGCCCGACAATTCGCCAGCCCAGGAGGAAGCGGCTCCCCGTCGCCGCCGTGCCTCGGCGGAGCCGGCCCAGGCCGAGGTATCACGCGATACCACGACCGCCCAGGAAGGCGCCGGACGGACCCGCCAGCGGACCCGCACCGAGACGCCGGCCGAGGCGGCCCCAGCCGCGACGGACGAGGCCAGCCCCCGCCGTCGCCGCGCCACGGCTCCCGTCGAGGCGTCGAACCTGTCTCCGATCACCGACGCCGACCTGTCCAAGGCGTGCAGCGACGCGGCGGCGGTCATCACCCCGGAACTGGTGCTCGACATCATGAAGGAGGACCACAACGTCGAGGTGTCGGGCGACATCCCGAAGACCATCGTCGACGGGGTCGACCAGCGGCAGAAGTTCCTGGACACGCTGGCGAACGAGGTGAAGCTGACGAAGGCGGCGCAATGACAGACGAAGCCTTGGGGGCGCATAGCCCCCTCGGCGCTTCCGGCATGAAGCGTTGGGAAGCGTGCGCCTATTCCGTCTTCGCAGCCCTGGACCTGAAGGAGGATGACGAAAGCGAGTATGCCGCCGAGGGCACCGCCGCGCACGCCCTGATCGAGCACTGCATGATCGAGGGCAAGCAGGCATGGCAGTTGATCGCCACCGAGTTCGAGGGTTTCAAGGTGACGCCCGACATGGCCAAGGCGGCGGACGAATGGCTGTCCCTGATCCGGGCGAACCATCCCGACCGGAACCAGGGAAACTCCTGGGTGGAGCGCAAGTTCCACTGCCCAACCATTCATAGCCTGTTCTACGGCACGTCGGACTTCACGTTCTATGATGAGGCCACTAGCACGGTGCATGTCTGGGATTACAAGCACGGGCAGGGCGTGATCGTCGAGGCGCAGGACAATCCGCAGGGGCTTTACTACGCGGCCGGCGTGATGGAAACGCTGGGCCTATGGAACAAGGCGAACACCGTCTGCATCCACATTGTCCAGCCGAGGGCTGCGCACTGGGCCGGGCCGCACCGGGTATGGGGCGTGACTACGGACTTCCTGGACGCCTGGGTTAGCGACACCCTGGTCCCGGCCATGGATGAGGCCGAGGCGGCGATGACGCCAGTCGAGACGGAGAACGGGGTCTTCCACTACGAGGTCCCTGATCCGACGCCGGGCGAGCACTGCCAGTTCTGCCCCGTCAGGCACCGGAAGTGCCACGCCTTGACGGGCATGTTGTCACAGTTGGAGGGGTATCTCATGCGGTTCGAGACGAAGGGTATCGACGACTTCACGCCCGAGGAACGGGGCCGCATGTGGGACCTGTTCGACCGGCTGCGCGTGATGAACACGGCCAACAACAAGGCCATCGTGGCCCTGTTCACGGCGGGCAAGCGGGTGCCTGGGCTGAAGCAGGTAACCGGCAAGGCCGACCGCACGTGGCCGCGTGACGTGAACGTGGGCAGCGAGACGGTGCCGTTCGAGGTGCTGGCGCGGCGGGAGTTCGGGGACGACGCATTCACCCTGCCCGAACTGAAGTCGCCGGCCCAGTTCGAGAAGATGCCGAAGGGCAAGACGTTCGCGGAGCGCCATGCCTTCAAGCCGCCGGGCAAGTTGAACGTCGCCCGCGATACGGACACCCGGCCCGAGGTATCACGTGATACCAAGAGCCTGTTCAAGCCCGTGAAGAAAGGGGGCTGATGTGAACATTCCCAACATCCTGCGCCGCTGGGGCGGCCTGCGTTCCCGCCCTACCACTGTGGCCGAGGCCATGGGCGTCTTTACCAGGGTCAAGTCTGACCTGGAAACTCTGCATAAGCAGGCGCTCGACAATCTGAAGAAGTTCCTTGACTAGGCGGCCTGCCTAGTATATACAGGCCGAGTTCACACCGTTCCAAAACATAGGAGAACTACCATGGCGAACCAGAAAGAAGCTGTCCAGGTCTACGGCGCCGACATCGAGGGCCGCGTCATCAACGGCCATATGTTCGTGAAGAACGCATACGTCGATCCGAAGACCCAGACGCCGGGCCTCGCGATGTATAAGATCGAAATGGCATACGATGCTGCCGCTCGCGATGCCCTGGAAGAAGCGATGGCGAACGTCATCGAGGCTGAGTGGGGCAAGCAGGCCGCCGACGATTTCTTCAACGGGGCCGAGGGCTACGCCTCCCCCTTCCGCGATGGCAACGACAAGGCCGCTGCGCGGGCGGCGCGGGGCAAGGAGGGCGGCGCTTACAAGGACAAGTGGGTCCTTCAAGCCACGACAACCTTCAACCTGGACGGCGTCGACGGGCCGGGCGGCATCGCGGTCTACGACGCCAACGCCGAACCTATCCCGCCGGCCCGTCAGGGTGAAGCCTTCAACGGCTGCTACGGCTACATGGCCATGACCTTCAAAGCGCGGGAGGACAAGGTCGATGTGATGGAGGGGCGGACCAAGAAGTCGGTCACGATCCGCACCATCAAGGCGTATCTGAAGGCGTTCCAGGTCACCCGCAACGACGACGACCTGAAGCTGACTTCTCCTGCCGCTAACCCGTTCAAGCCCATCGCGCGGGCTGGGGCTGCGGCCGGGGGCGAGCGTCGGCGTCGGGGGTAAACTCCCCGGCGAGGACTGACAGGGCGCAGGTTCGCCCGGAGCCGGTGGAAGCCCGGCACTTTTCATTTTTCGGGGGTGCGGCATGGCAAAGCGGGTATGGATTGACTTTGAGACGCGCAGTTACGCGGACCTGAAGAAGGTCGGGGTATACTGCTACGCCGAGCATCCGTCGACCGGCATCGTGTGCCTATGCTACCGCATCGACGACGGGCCTACCCGCTACTGGGTGCCGCTCGAAGCCTTCCTGGATTGGTCCGACGAAGCCAACTGGACGCCGTGGAACGACAAGCACTCCAATATCAACTTCCGTGCGCTCCGGTCGGACGTGCCCAAGACGTTCATGGGGATGCGCCGCGAAGCCTATGGCTTTTTCAGTTGCGAGGGACCGGGGCGCACGTCCCACATGCCTCCCGATCTGATGGTGGCGATCCATAGCGGAGCGGCGGTCGAAGCCCACAACATGGCCTTCGAGTATTGCATCTGGTCGAAAGTGATGGTCGACCGCTACGGTTGGTGCCGTATCCGGGACGAGCAATGGGAGGACAGCATGGCCGCTGCCTCCTACTTCGCCATGCCCGCCGGCCTGGATGCGTTGGCGCGGGCACTGGGGTATGAGGGCAAGGACCCGGCCGGGACCAAGCTGATATCGCGGTATAGCAAGCTGACCCTGAAGACGGCGAAGACGATCATCCCGGCCGAAGACGTGGAAGCCTTTGTCGTGTATTGCGACAAGGATGTGCAAGTCGAGCAAGCTGTCAGCGAGGACCTGGGCGAGATACCGGACAGCGAAATGGAACTGTTCCGGCTTGACTTCAGGATGAACATGCGCGGCCTGGGCCTGGACCTAGCCGGTATCGAGGCCGCCGCCGAGGTGGTCGACAAACGCAGCGAGGAACTGACCACGAAGTTCCACGACATCACGGGCCTAAGCCCGACCCAGACCAAGAAGCTGCTGCCCTGGTTCGAGGCGAATGGGCTGAAGCTGGAAAGTATGCGGGCCGAGTATCTGGAAGACCTACTCGAAGACGATGCGGCGGGCGTGCCCCAGGGACCGGCTAGGACAGCCTTGGAACTGCGGCTCGCCGTCAGCAAAGCCAGCACCAAGAAGCTGGACGCCATGGCCCGCCAAGCCGGCAGCGATAGCCGGGCGCGGTTCCAATCCCGCTACCATGGGGCCATGTCGGGCCGCCCGACCGGGGCCGGGTTTCAGCCGCTGAACCTGAAGCGGGGATACGAAGACCTGGACCCGGAACAGTTGGTCCGAGACATCATGTATCGTAACCCCCGCTGGCTTGACGCGGTCTACGAAGGCGGCGCCATGGAGGCGGTAGCCAAGGCGAGCCGGCACTGGATACAGGCCGCCAGCGGCCACCGCATCCTAGCTGGCGATCTTGTTTCAATCGAGGCCGTGCTGCTGGCCTGCCTTGCCGGGGAGGATTGGAAGGTCGACGCCTTCCGCACGGGCAAGAAGATTTACGAATTGATGGGCGACAAAATTCACAACCTGCCCGATGGCACAGTCACGAAGAAGACGCACCCCGCCGAGCGGCAGGACGGCAAGACCGGGGAACTGGCCTTCGGATATCAGGGCGCGCTCAATGCGTGGTTGAAGTTCGACAACTCGGGGCGCCATACGGACGAGCGCATCATCGAGATATGCAAGGCGTGGCGGGCGGAGCACCCCATGGTCACGGCCCTGTGGAAGGGCCTGGAAGCGGCGGCCCTGTCTGCCGTATACTCGGATGTCGACGCGGCCACTGGGCGGGGCCAGGAGTTCACCTATCGCCAGATAGCCTACCAGCGCATTGACAGTTGGCTGGCCTGCACGTTACCCGATGGCAAGCGTATCTGGTATTACGACCCGCAAATCCGCATGGGTATGCCGTCCTGGCACCAGCCCGACCTGCACGAAGCCTGTGCCTCGGGCGACTGCCGGTGCAAGCCGGTGCCTAAGATCACATACATGGCCATGAAGGCCGGACAGTGGCGGCGCGTCTCAACCTACGGCGGCAAGCTGACGGAGAACGTAACCCAGGCGACGAGCCGGCAGGTGTTGGTGCCGATCATCAAGCGGGTCGAGCGGCATGGCTACCCCATCGTGCTGACGGTCTACGACGAAGTGGTCACCGAGCCGAAGATCGGGTTCGGGGCCAAGGCCGAGTTCGAGGAACTGATGGTCGAAAGCCCTGGCGCCTGGGCCTTCATCGACGGCAAGCCCTGGCCGATAAGAGTTGACGCCTGGGAAGGGGACCGCTATAAGAAGTGAGGTAGTATATACAACGTCAGAGGTGGAACATGATTAACGTATTCTTTATCTTGGCGGCCCTGCTTGCGGCAGGTTTCGTCTTCACGGCGGTTTACTCCGCCAAGGTGAACCGGGAGTTCGATGAGGCTGACCTGAAGCCGTGCCCGCCCGAGGGCTGCGGCGCGCCGTGGTGCCGCATCCACCGCGAGTGCGAGGATGACGACTTCTGTCAGGCGCCGCGCTGCCGTGGGTAAACTGTCCAAGAACAAAGGCAAGGTGGGCGAACGGGAGGTCGCGGCGCTGCTGCGGCAGTTCGGGTTCGGCGCCCGCCGAGGCCAACAGTTCGCGGGCGGCGGAGACAGCCCCGACGTGATCCACGATATGGACGGCTTCCATATCGAGGTGAAGCGGACGGAGCAATTCGGATTGTGGGCGGCGCTGGATCAGGCGAACCGCGACAAGAAGAAGCACGAGGCTCCCGTCATCTTCCACCGCAAGAACAACCGTGAGTGGGTGGTCGTCCTGGCCGCCGCTGACTTCCTGGCCCTGTGCCGCGACTACGTATTCGAGAAGGAGAACGCCGATGCCTCGTCCGATGCAACCTGATCGCGAATGGGACCTTCTGTTCGCGCAGTTCAATGTCAACCTCCTGGCCCCGCTCGACGGCGAAGACCCGCACGCCGAGGAACGCGCCGCAAATCGGGCTGCCTGGGTGGAAGAACTGGCCCGGCTGGAAGCGGAGGGCGAGTAAGCATGGTATCACGTGATACCCACGGCTCGATCCAGGCGACGCAGCGGGTTAAGCTGCCGCTGCCCGAGGCGGGACAGACGAAGGTGTATCTGCTGACCAGCGCGCAGAACAACACCGACGTTCACCCCGCCCTGTGGGCCAACCTGCTGGCCTACGCCGAGCACCGGCAGGCCGACATCCTGGTAGGCACCTTCACCTACAACAAGTCCCAGCACGTCAAGGACCAGAAGAAGACTTCGCGAGAAACCCAGGACGAAGACGAGTGGTGGGCCGACGAGATACGGGACTGCATTGCCGACCGCCGGGTTGAACTGGCGCCGGGGCTGGTATGGTGCGGGGAACTGCAAATCCTACCGACCGCCGTCAATCCGATCAGCGGCCTGGAAAGTTACACGGGCCGGGACAGCACCATCATCCCGCACGTGAAGTTCGCCATGCAGTCCATCCCCAGCCCCAAGGGCGCGGGGACGAAGCTGGTCTACACCTCGGGCACGGTCACCCTGCGTAACTACATCCAGAAGAAGGCGGGGCAGAAGGCCGAGTTCCACCACGGGTATGGCGCGGTCGTCGTCGAGGTCACCCCGGCGGGGGCGTGGTTTGTCCGTCAGATCAATGCAGACAGCGAAGGGGATTTCTATGACCTATCGACAAAGGTTGCGGGCGGAAACGTCACGCACGGCCATAGTCCGGTCGCAGTTGTATGGGGCGATATACACGCACGGCACCTCGACCAAGGCATGTTTGATCTGGCCTGGGGTAGCGGCGGTATTCTTGATACTCTGCGGCCACGTTGTCAGGTGTTTCACGACACCCTTGACTTCCGTTCCCGCAACCATCACGACAGCAAAGACAGTTGGAAGGGCTATGAGAAATATGTATCGGCCCAGTCGTCTGTCAGTGACGAAGTAGCCGAGGCCGCCAAGTTCCTGCGGAACGCCACACGGGCCGGGACGGAAAGCGTGGTCGTCGCGTCCAACCACGATCAGGCGCTCGAACGGTGGCTGAAGGAGGCCGACTTCCGGCAGGACCCGGAGAACGCCTCCTTCTTCCTGAAGGCGAACCTCGCCGCCTACGAAGCCATGGCCCGGCAGGATCGTCGGTTCTATGTGGTCGAGTGGGCGTTCCGCATGGCCTACCTGCTTCCCCAAGACATCCGCTTCCTGCGGGATGACGAGGAATATATCGTCTGTCCTGACGCCGGCGGCGGGATTGAACTGGGGATGCACGGGCACCGAGGCGCGAACGGGGCCAAGGGCAGCCTAGCCGGGTTCGCCCGCACCGGGCGCAAGTGCATCGTCGCGGACAGCCACGTCGCGGGCATCCGGGACGGCGCCTACCAAGTCGGCGTGATGGGTAGCCTGGACCAGGGCTACAACAAGGGCCAATCCGCGTGGTCCCACACCAACGCCATCGTTTACCAGAACGGGAAGCGGACCCTGTTCACAATCTGGAAAGGGCAGTGGCATGGCTGAACCTTACGAATTGGATTGGTATACCGAGACGTTCGGTAACCCGCTGGGGGTGGGCTACGCCGGGCACCTGTCCGACGCCAAGCCGCCGCGAGGCAAAAAGAGGGAGACAGTGCCAATGGGATTTCAAGCACCCGACAAGCCGAAGGAAAAGATGGTCAGCCTATGGTATCTGGCCTCGCCCTACTCCGGGCACCCGCACGGGAAGGAAGTGGCGTTCCGGGCAGCGGCGGCCAATGCGGGACTGCTGCTGGCAGCGGGGGTAGGCGTGTTCAGCCCGATCTCACACACGCATCCCGTCGAGAAGTATTCGCCCCAGGTCAAGGGTAAGGGGCACGGGTTCTGGATGGCCGTGGATCGCGTCGTGTTCGACCACTGCGGCGGGGTAATCGTCCTGACGGAGCCGGGCTGGCTTACCAGCGTGGGGGTCCAGATGGAGATCGGCTGGGCCAAGGATCGAAAGATACCGATCATCTATATGACGCCGGGCGAGGTGCCCGAGCAACTGAAGAAGGGGAACTGACATGGGATATCTTGTGATTACGTGGGCGTGCATCATCGCGCTGGGGGTTGGCTTTTGGCTAATCGGGCAGGCGCTGCTCAAATGTCTGACCGCCCCGGCCCAGGTCGGGCCGTCGTTTGACCCGTCCATCTTCCCGCACGCCTCCGTATCGAGGGAGGTCCAGGAGGAAGCCGACCGCGCCGCCTCTATGTGGCCGCCGTTCAACTCGGCACACGAAGGGTTCGCGGTCCTGCTCGAAGAAGTGGAGGAACTGAAGGACCACGTGTGGACGAACCAGAAGAAGCGCGACCTGGAAGCCATGCGCAAGGAGGCGATCCAGGTGGCGGCCATGGCCACGCGGTTCGTGGTGGATGTATGCGACGGCAATCGGGGGAGGAAGTGATTATGGGATACAAGGATTTCAGGGCGAACGACTTTGTCCTGTGGACAAACTCGGAGGAATTAAACCGCGTCCGCACAATCTGTCGCTACCTCGGCCCCTTAGCGGGCGGTAGGCACCTCGTCCAAGGGAAGGAGGGGGAAAGCCGGGCGGTATACGACGACGAGTTGGCTTGGTATGCCCCCGCCAGCTATTCTTCTCTGAAGCAGTTGTTCGACGAGGGGGAGAAGAAGGTATCACGTGATACCCAGGCCGACACGGCAAATCCCAAGCACGCGGCGGGGACGGCCAAGCTGCCAATCCACCTCGTTCCACGGTCGGCCATCGCTGCGGAAAGCCTTGCCTTCCTGGAAGGGTATCTGAAATACGGATATGTCAACTGGCGGGCGACCAAGGTCTACGCATCCGTCTACATCGCGGCCATGGGACGCCACCTCGCCTTGTTCGCGGAGGGGGAGAACTGCGATCCGAAGACCGGGGTGCCCCATCTGGCATACGCCAGGGCGTGCGCCGGCATCCTGATCGACGCGGGAGCGGCGGGGACATTGATCGACGACCGGCCCATTCCCGGCGGCTACCCGGAACTTGTCGATACGCTGACGCCGCTGGTCGAGAAGCTGCATTCCATCTTCGGCCACAACGCGCCGACACATCACACGACGAAATACCCGAACAACGGGCTTACTCGCAGTCCCGCGAACGAGCCTGCGACTTCGACTGACGGGACCGATACACCCCCGTCATAATCTCGTTGTAAAGCCGGACCCCCAGCCACGCCACGGTCAGTAGCGCGGCGAGGTTGGGGAGCCAGTTCATGAAGACGGCAAAGATAGCTGCCACCGAGGCCAGATCGGCCGTCGCCTTCAGGCTTTCAATCTGATCGTGCATCACTTTTTCGCCTCCACTGCCGCGACCCTGTTTAGCATGGTCGCGATCTGACCTTCAAGCGCGGCAAGCCGGGCCTCCGACCGCGTCGCACGGTCCCGCTGGTAGGCCGCCTCGAACGCCCAGCACTCGTCGTAGCGCAGCCCCAGGACGGCCCGGCCTTCCACCACGTCCTTGCACCATAGCGCGTAGTTGGCGGCGTCCAGCCCTTCGGCAGCGAAGGCGTCGGCCACGTCCTGGGCGACCAGCCCCATGTGCATCCGGGCCGCCGCATCCCCCTTCTCCGCCACGGCGTCCTGGAACTTGAACAGGACCGGCGAGACGCGCGCCCACGCCGCCATTTCGGGCGAGGTCAGGGCGCCGCGCAGCTTCTTCTGGTTGCCGTCCGAGGTGTTGATGGTGCCGGTCGTGGCATAGACCGTAGTCCACCGATTACTGGCCCCGCCCAGCGCCACCGCGTTGTCGTTGGTGGGCCGGAAAAAGGTCTGGGCCATTTTGAAATGGGTATTGGTCGACGGCGCGGCGGTCGTGCATTCAAACTCGATATCTCCGTCCGACGCAATGTGAGCTTGGTTGTTGGCGCGGGTCAGGCCGGCGATGAAGCTGCCGTCCATAGCGCGGCCGACGAAACCGTTGCCGTTGCCTGACATCAAGGCGCGGCGTTCCTCCATAACCGGGGTGCCGTCAATGTGCGCGTTGGTCAGCGTCAGGAGGCGGTCGATCTTCAGCCCCGTGATACCCACGGGAATGGCCGCGCCGTCGTCTAGTGTATACTCGTCGATCCAGACTGACCCACCCGTCGATCCGCCGATGCCGACCTGAGCGCCGGGGGTGCAGTGGATGATGCGGATTTGGTTTGGCGTGGCGAACGGCGTCGGGTTGCTGTCCAGGTAGACCCCATATGCCTGCGCCCCCGGCGTGCCGTAGGTAATGCCAAGGAAGTGATTGATGGTGACGTTGTCTGTAAAGCCGAGCACTAGCCCCTTCGACCCGTCCAGGTTGAAGCCAACCTCCATCAGGTCGATGGTCGACACCGTGAAGTCGCCACCCCCAGGCGCACGATACCCGTCCATCGCGACGCAATAGCTGAGCGTAGCATAGGGCGAGAACGCGATAATGGACCCAAAGTGGCAGTGGGAGGTCAACGGAGGATTGTTGTCGCCGTTGATATTTGTCGTGTCCAGCCCGGCCAGCAGGACGCCGATGCCTCCGTTCTGCCAGTTGTAGGCGTGGATACCGTCGATCTTGCAGCTCTGCGCGCCGTATACGGCCATGCAGCTTTGAGCGCCAGGAGCGCCGGGGCTTCGGGAGCTACCGTCAAAAGTGGGCACGCCGTGCCACTGCATCCCCGTCAGCGGGCCTGCGACCCGGCCGATCTGGCCCCCTGGCGCTCCAATCCACTTGAAGATCACGCCTGATTTTGGCACCAATGAGGACGAATTGATCATGGCGTCCGCTGCCGCACCGGACCCAGCGAAGATAAAGGTAGAGCCGTTGCACAAGGTCGACAAAGTCGTCGTGTTACCGTTGCCCCAGAACAGGGTAGACGCCACGCCATAGGTGCCTTGGGCTGCGTAGCCGATGCAGTTCGGGGTCGAGCCGACGCGGTTAATCCACTTCTGGATTTGGGCTGACTGATCGGTCACTGAGGGCGACCACGCCTGCGGGAACACGCCGAAGTGTTCCAGGGTCAGCATGTTCGACGCGCCCATGTCGCGATACCAGCGGCGCCCGCCAGCGTCCACGATCACGAAGCCCCCGTCGTCAGGGCTAGTCGTGTCGGTGTCCTGTTTGACGAAAAAGCCGCCGCCCTTATCCGCCAGCGAGGCGTAGTTCTTCACCCGGACGGCCGATACGTTCGCGTCAGTGTTCGAGCGCAGGGCTGCGATGGTGACGAAGACGCGCTCGCCCTTCAGGAGAACCAGGGCAGCGTCCGTCGAAGCGGCGGCCACCACGGGCTGCATCGTCGCGGAAACCGTGGCCGAGGTCGGGGCAGCGACGGAGGGGTCGCCGTTGGCGTCGAAGGTCAGGAGTTGGTTGGCGCGCACGGCGGCGCTGGGCAGCAAGCCCATGGCCCCGTCAGCCGGGCTGGACTTCAGCGAGCGGTTGAGGTCGTCCTGTTGCTGCTGGATCATAGCCACGTTGCGATCCAGGGCTTCTTCCAGGGTGTCGGGGAAGTAGCCGCCCTGGTTTTCCAGATCGACAAGCTGGGTCAGGGGCAGCACCCGCTCGATAACCAGCTTCTCCCCCGTCTGCAAGCGCGTCGCGCCCGAGGCGGGGTAGTTGATGGAGCCGGTGCCGGGGTAGGCCGCGACGTTCACCGAGTAGTTCCCGGCGCCCGTGCCTTCGACCAGCACAGTCTCGGCGCCCACGGCATCAATCAAGGTCACCACCAGATTGGAACTAGCGAAGATCGGGGTGGGCGAGAACGAGAACACCGTGGCCGATCCGTTGCCCGGCGCGACTACCTTCTGCACTTCAGTCGAAATGGTCAATGCTGCCTCCTGTTGGTATCACGTGATACCTATCGCGCTTCGGAAGGACGCGGCACTCCGGGCAGCCAAGTGCGCCCGCTGTCTTCGACCTTCTTTTCATACCGGCGAAGATACCCCGGATTGACCGCCTCCTGCAAGCGATAGACGAACAGGTAGTTCATGATACCCTGCGTCCAGAGTAGATTGCTGAAGGGGACGTTTTGCTGGATCAATGGCAGCCCTTCCCGCATCGCAATATCCGTCCGCGACTTGCGATCCTTCTTGTCCCCAAGCGCCACGTCTTGCAGGAACTTGACCACGTCTTCAGCCGTGCCTGCCGTGGGGCCGGCAAGGCTCTCGATCAGGCCGCCGCTGAAACTCTTGGCGTCTCGCAACAGGCTATCCGCGATCAGGCCACCGGCTCCGCCTTGGACGAAGGCTTTGCCGAATAGGTTGGCCACGCCTCGCGCGTCCTCGGGCATCTTATAGGTGCGCCCGGAGGCGGCCTCCTTCAGCATAATGGACGCTAGGCCAAGGATGGTCAACCCGACAGCGAGGTGGATCACACCGGGGACGTTGACGCCGTCGCGGCGGAACTCGCGGCCCAGGTGGCGCTCCATGAATGTGGCGGAGAACGACTTGAACTGGGTCAGCGTGCGGATGACCTCGCCAACGACAGTGCCCGAGGACGTGCCGGCGGTCACGATGTAGCGGGCGCGGGCGGTCGGCTCCGTCAGGGCCTCGCGCATCTGGTCGACGAGGTAGGTGCGGAACTTGTCGGCCAGCTTCTCGTCAGCCATGTCGGCCGGGAGGATGTAGCGGCGGCCATCAGCAGCGCGCTGAGCGGTCACCCTGGCCGCGTCCCACTCGCCGCCCTCGATACCGTAGCGCCGCAGGGTAGCCTGCATGAGCGGCGGCAGGGCGTCGAAGGTCTTGCCCGAGTGGTAGGCGAGGTTCGAGGACAGCGATAGCGACACGCCTTCCTTCATCGCGTCCGTCCAGGGGGCCAGCAGGTTCAGCTTATGGAAGGTGCCGACCGCCTTGGACAGTGAGCCGTTGACTTCGTCGCCCGCCCGGAAACGGTGGATCAGCGCGCCCATAGCGTTGTCAATGCCGGCGCCCAGGAGATGCGCAATCTCGCGCCGATCCTTGCCCGAGGGCAGCAGCGCCTCGATCTGCCGACCAATGGCCGAGGTGATGGGGATGCCATTGTGCCGTAGGGTGGACGCGGACAGGATGATGTCGGGGAACGCCGAAGCGAAGACCTGCCCCAGCTTCGACAACTGCATCAGGTCGCGAACGAAGGTGCCCACAGCGGCGATGTTGTGGTTGCCGGGCGTGGTCGAGACGCCGTTCACCACGCGGAACACGCCCTGAAGATCGGCGCCGCCCAGCTTCTGGGCCTCGGCCCGGTCGCCGCGCTTGCCCACTCGGCCCTGTAGTTCGGCCGTCCAGCGGTTGAACATATGCTCCGGGTTGGTGCCAAACTTCTCCATCAGGGCGATGCCGCGCGCCGCCCGATCCAGGCCAACGATAACCGCGTCGATCACCTTGCCTTGGCCATACAGGGCGTTGTAGTCGAACCACGCATCGCCGTCCTTGAAGATCAGCGAGCGGGACTGGCTGACCTTCTTGCCCAGGCTACCGGGGCCGCCGAACGCGCGCATCACCGGGTTGCCGGTCGTGTCGTGGAAGCCGGTAATCAGGCGGTTGTATATCTCACCCAAGCCACGGTTCACATCCTCGGCGGTCGCCCCCTCCCCGAACGTCTTCTCGATGTCTAGGCGTTCGCGGATAAACTCCCTCCACTTCTCGACCCCGTCGCGGCTGATCTTGACCGGATCGTGGGACTGGCGGGCGATGTAGTTGTCCAACTTGGCGATCCAGGCGCCGGCCTTGTTCAGCCGCGTGCGAGCGAACTCCTGCATGGTTCCGAGGATCGTCGCCGCCTCCACCGCGCGCTTGTTGCCAGTGGCCGGGGCCGCGTCAGGTTCCAAGCGGCGATACAGTTCGCGGGCAACGTCGCGGTCGAACGCCTTGTCGCCCGACTTCATCAGCTTCAGCAAGCCGGCGCGTTCAAGCTGGGTCGTCAGCGGACCGAGAAATTTGCCGTCGCGTATGCCGAAGTATGTCGGATACACGCCCGCCGCCAGCCCCCGATCGGTGCCGCCAGCCACGCCGTTGAGGGCGGCCATAACGGTGCGGGCCTCCTTGCCTTCTGGCGCTGCGGTCAGGTCTTGCCAGATCATCCGGTTGATGTAGGTCGTGCGCCGGGCGATCAGGGCTTGGAGCGCCGCTTCGTCGGTCAGTTCCCGGCGCACGGCGACGGTCGCGTCACGCTTGGACATGCCCTTCTTTAGCTTCTCCGACAGTCGCACCTCGGCCGCGTCCAGCAGTCGCATGATTTCCTCTTGCGAGAACTCACGCCCGGCGGCGGCCTCGATGACCGCCTTGCACTCTTGCCATGCCATTACACAATCCCCTTCGCTACACAGGCGGCGGCTTGGGCTTCGGCGTCGGCCATCTTGACCTGATCGTCGATGCGGGCCAGTTCCTCCTTTGTAGCGGCGTCTTCCCCTATGCGTCCAGCTTTGACTTCTTCGTCATACATGACCTTGACTTCGTCGAGCATGGTCTGCGCTTCCTTCATGGCGTCGCTGACCTCGACCCCTTTCGGCGCCGCCTCGGTGGCCTCGTGGATTTCGCGCAGGGTGGCCGCGTCTTCCGCGTTCCGCTCCACCGCCCTCTGCCCTACCCGCTCCGCCGCCGCATCCGCCTCGCGGGCCAGAACATCGGTGCCCTTGAACGTCGCCCCTTGTAGGGCCTCGCGAGCCGGGCGGAACTTAGGGTCGGTGCCGCGCGCCACCATGTCGTTCAATGCTACGGCCAGGGCTTGCGGGAACTCGCTGCGCGAGGCGGCGGCCAGTTCCTTGGCGATCTGCCGGGCCTCGTCAACGGACACGTCCACGCCTGCCTGACGGGCGAAGGCGCGAAGCTGATCCCGCATGGCCGTCTCGATGATGTCTTGCTGCCCGTCACGGATCGCCTGATGGATGCGGGTCTTGGCGTCCTTCGCCTCGCGACGTGCTTGCTCCCGTGCCGTGGCTGCTTCGTCGGCGGCCTTCAACTTGGCCAGGGCGCCCTCCTGGGCGGCGGCGTCAGTCTGGACACGGGTCAGGGCCGAGGTCAGCCCCTGGGCCTGGGCCTCGCTGCGCGCCGCTTCCAGGTTGCTGGCATCGGGCTTGGTCGGGCGCACGCCCTCGATGATCGACGTATGCTCCGCTTCGAGGGCCGCACGCCGGGCGCGGGGGATGACCCGACCCAACTCTACCTGGATGGCGTCGACCCTGTCACGGCTCACTGGGTCGAGCGCGGCCACATGGTCAGCGAGGCGAAACCGTTCAGCCGAACGGGTGGCCGCCGTCACTTCCCCGCGCAAGTTTTCCGCCTCCGCGCGCAGGGCCGTCAGACGATCCTCGGCCTCGGCTATGGCGCGTGCGCGGTTCGGGACAACCTCGGCGTTCAACGTCTCGCCCTGCCGGGACAGGCGGGATTGTTCGGCGTCGCCTTCAAGCCGGCGCTGCCAGCGGTCATACCATGCCGTGATCCCCTCGGCGGCGCGGCGGGCCTGGGCGAAGTCGACCAGGGAAGTGATGTCGATTGGCTTGCCGTCAAGCGTCTGGGCGATGCTGGCCTCGACGATGGCCTTCACGTCAGACGGCGGCACCCGCCAATCGCGCACGGCACCCGTGGCCACGTGCAGCATCCCGCCCAGGGCCGCGCCGAACATGATGTTCTGTAGGCTGTCCACCATCCCGTAGTCGTTCAACTCGGCGCGGTTCA